TTTATTCTTATTTTGGTGATGGGGAGAGCGGAATAAAGAGTATCGGTGGTATTTCCGGAGGAACAGGTGGTGGCGGATCAGGTGGCGGGATGACAGCGGATCAGGTAGCTATCCTGTCCGAGGTTCAAGTCCTGGCACACGACCATGGAAACAAAGAGGTACTGGATCAGGTAACACAAGAGGTGGTCGACAATGCGCTACGCGAGATGATTATAAGCACCGACACCGAAACGGAGCTCACGGATGAAAATTACCTCTCGTCTCTTCGCGTATTGGCCGAGATCCTCAAAAACAACGAGGGGCTGAAAGAGATATTCCTCTCGAAAGTGGACCCCGACACGGCACAGGAGATCATCAAATTTGTCAAGGGTATTGAGATAGGAGCTTTCACAACTGGGCCTCTTGGTGCTGGGGCATCACTAAAAATGGAGAACGGTGTTTCACGGTTGGAGATAGATCAATTGGATGTTCGCATGCGTGCAACATTTAGAGAGTTGATAATTGAATCATTAAAACACATTGGCGGGCAATTGATTCTCTCTCCTGCGAGAATGAAATGCACGAGCGTGGTTGATGGAGGAACGTATTACAGGTGTTACTTCGACACGGGAGACGGCAAGGTGTCTAACGAGTTTGTGGCTGGAGATCAGGCAAGGTGTCAGGTGTTCACGGGTTCGGGTGTAAAGATGTACTGGAGGCTGGTTACTTCGGTCGGCACGGACTGGATAAACCTTTCAAAGACCGACGCAATAAGTGGAAGTTCAATCCCCGAAGCTGGCGACGATATAGTCCAATTAGGGCACAGGACAGACACGACAAGACAGAATGCACAGATCCTCTCGACGGTCGGTGCGGACGCTCCGAGCTGGAAGCAATATAAGGGAATTAACGCTTTTTCATTGGAGGGAAAAGACACGACAGTATTTTCCGGTACTGGTAATAAGATAGACGGAAAAACCGTATTCATGTCAAGCGGGGCAAATGTGGAGGATGGGATTAACTCCAAAAACTCAAACTACAGCTCACAACCGACTTCTTACAAGGCAAACGATACATGGACGCTTTCAGCCGACACAACCGTCAACGGAATAGCTTACAAAAGTGGTGAAATCCTAACAGCCACGCAGGATAGCACAACATTTGTTCAAGCTCACTGGGTTAAGAAAGTCAGGTACACGGATGATACGGCGGTGAATAACATGCAGCTTGGCGTTCGCAATTTAATTTTAAAAGGTGGGAATCGAATGGAAATTGCGGCTAACGTTGCAGGATGGGTACATTATGTCCTCTCCGAACCTCTAAAGCCTAATGTTACCTATAGATTTATAGCAGAAACATTGCAGTTTCCTGCATCTGCTGACAATGGAATCAAACTGCTAAATAAAGTAGGCGGGAGTAACAACGACCTTCGAGGATTAATAACACGGGGAAGCTATTTTACAACGCCGTACGATGATGTCGTTGCAGTTGCTTTCACAAAAAATTTTACTACCGACGCCGATCCATTAATTGCGCAGAATGTTGCTATTTACGAGGGGAATAAATGTCCGGACAGGTTTGTGGAAGCGCCGGAGGACGTTCAGGCAGCCATCGACGCAGCAGTTGTAAAGGCAACATACTGGTCTGTAAAGGCAAGTGCACCTGTAATTTACAAGGATTCTATCAACGCAGCAACGGCAGGAACACATACACCTATAACCGTATCGGGAGAGTTAAGAAGCGGAACAACTACAACAGCAGGCGGATTTTTAACTGTTACACCGAACGGAGGTACAGAATCAGGAACAGCTTCGGCAAGTCCTGTAACTATTGCACCCGCAAACGGAGACGGGAAAACAAGCTACACGGTAAGATTGTACGACACGGCTTCAAAAACAACGCTGCTCGATACGATGACAATTCCTGTCGTTTTCAAGGGGGCTTCTGGGGTTAATGCAATTAATGTAGTGTTGAGTAACGAGGCAGATGTTCTGCCAGCTTCGACGGATGGAACTGTTTCCGATTATTCAGGTTCAGGAACAATAATAAGAGTATTCGAGGGAGCAACAGAATTAAGTTACGGAACTGGTAACGGGCAGTATCAGGTATCTGCATCTGGAAGCGGAATAACAGCTGGCACACCATCCACATCGGGCAATACAAGGGTGTACGGAGTTGCCTCTAATATGACATTAGATAACGCAACGATAGTGTTTACCATAACCGGAAAGACAGCCGGCGGTACTTCTTTTTCTCTCACGAAAACACAATCATTTGCGAAGTCAAGGACGGGACAGAAGGGCGACGCTGGTGTTTCGATAACCGGTGTTGATGTTGAGTTTGCAAAGAACACTACGCCTGAAACAGCACCCACGACAGGTTGGGTAACCACAGCACCCACAATCACAGGAACAGAACAGCTTTGGACTCGTACCAAAACAGCCTATTCGAGCGGTAACCCTACATATTCAACTCCCGCAAACATCACCCCTAAGAAAGGTGACACTGGAGCAGAGGGGCAAGGTATCGACAGCGTAACTGAAGAGTTTGCAATTTCATCATCAAAAACCGTTCAACCTACAACAGGTTGGAGCACTACTCAACCTACATGGTCAAGTGGGATGTATATTTGGTCAAGGGTTAAAGTTGTTTACAAGAATCCCGCTTCAACAGTTTATACAGGTTATGCAGTGAGTTCAGAGTGGGAAGCAATCAATGATTTGCAGATAGGCTCTCGTAATTATTGGAGACGTTCTTACCTCCCCTCAACATTAACTGGTACAACAGAGTCGTCTCTTAATGGTTCTAATGGATTTAACGTCCTTGTCGGCACATCCAATGATGGGGAGGGTAGTGCAAGAAAACACGGGGCAATCACATCAAACGGTTGGTGGGTATTGTCGGGTTATATAAAGACAAACGTTGTATCAGGGTTTAAGGCTAATTTTTTTGAGTTTTGCGACATTCCTGCGCAGGGAACAGTTATCTATACCAGCGCAGATTGGACATACTTCGAGGTTAAGGCTAACGTAACGAATTATTCACCGACCCTTTACAATTTTATAGATTTTGTATTTCCAAATGGGTGGGCGTACTGGTATTTTAAAGACGTTAAACTCGAAAAAGGGAACAAAGCCACCAACTGGACACCTGCACCCGAAGACGTTCAATCAGAAATAGACAACGCTAAGCAGGAAGCCTTAAGCGCAGCTAATAATGTTCAAACGAATGTAGATAACCTGAACAACTATGTTAACGGCTCTTTCAAAAATGGAATTATTGATTCCGCAGAAGCTAAAGCTATTGAGAAGTATTTAAATACATTAAGCGAAACAAAGCTGACGCTTGATGCAAGCTATACTCAGGTTTACGGAAATACATATTTAGAAGGGACACCAAAGTCGAATTTAGAGACCGCTAAAACAGCCCTAAATACGGCTTATACGAATCTTATCAACTCTATAAATACTGCTATAGCAGACGGAGAAACAACCGTTGCAGAAAAAAATGATGTTGATACGAAATTTGGGTTGTTCAATACCGCACTTGTAACCTATCAGACACGATTAGAGGAAGCGGGTAAAGCGATACAGAATAAATTGAAAAGCTATTCTGATACAGCTCAAAATACAGCCAATACAGCTAAACTAACCGCCGAACAAGCCCAACTCGCCGCAGACGGATATATGCGTGCAAGGTATGTGAGGGATTGGGCGAAAGGGACTTCTGCTAATTGGAATAATCATTGGTCAGAAATAAAAATCGTAAATAAAACAGGCGATAACTTAGCCATAGGCAAGACCCCTACCTCTAATGGGGCTTGGAATCAGAGCTTTCCTGCGTCTAACGCAACAGACAACAATATTTCAACATATGCTGCAATTAGCAACGCAACAAGCGTGGCTAATTATATTCAAATCGATCTTGGGCAAGTTTATTATGATATAGAATATATCAACGTTTGGCACTATTACGCTGACGGCAGAACCTTCTACGGCACAAAAACCGAAATAAGTGTTGACGGCGTTAACTGGACACCCGTTTTCGATTCTGCAAAAAGTGGGACTTATAAGGAAACGGAATTGGGGAATATAATCTCATTCCGTCCTAACGAAGTGCTGGCAAAAGTGTTGAAGGGGGCTGCGGTTACGGATACATTCAAAACGACCATTAACGGAGGGTTGATCAGCACGGTG